GCACCAGGAGACATTGTTCTTGATCCAGGCAGTGAAACAGTTGAGATTAATTCAACAGGTTCATTAACAATACCAAAAGGTACAACAGCACAACGTCCAGGTACAGGCGTAAATGGTATGATACGTTATAACACAGACACAGATGTGTTTGAAGGTTATGATGGACAGTGGATCACATTAAATGGTGTGCGTGATGTTGACCAAGATACATATATTACAGCAGAAGCAACACCGGGTGCAGACGATGATACTATACGTTTTTACGCAGGTGGAACACAGATTGCTGATGCAAACGCAACAAGGTTTAATGTAAATAAAATATTAGTCGATGACATTGAAATCGAAGGAAATACAGTAAGAACCATTACTACAAACGCTGATTTGAACCTTTTGGCGAACGGAACTGGTAAAGTTGTTGTAGAAAATTTTGGATTCAATCAAAATTCGATAACTAATACTGTAGCAGGCGCAATTACTACTCTTGCTCAAACTGGTACTGGTTACTTCAAGATTGAAGGAACTGGCGGATTTGTTATTCCAACTGGTACTTTGTCAAATAGACATCCAACACCAGAAACAGGAATGATGCGTTTTAATACACAGGATGACAGGGTTGAGATTTACGATCAAGCAGGTCAGTGGGTTTCAGTTGCAGGTAGTTCAGGTGCTGTGTCCGCACAAGATGCAGAAGAAATTGCTATTAAAATGGCAGTGGTAATAGGATAATAAGGAAATAAGATGGCAACATTTTTTAGAACAAAAGCAATTAAAGAAATTGGAACAGTGAAAGTTCCTGTTTACAAGGCTGGTCCAAGTACAACAGCAACGATCGTTGGCCTTTCGTTAGCCAACTTAACTGAATCCGTTGTAAGTACCAGCGTTTTAATTGCAGACGATACATCAATTGAAGCATTTTACTTAAAAAATGTTTTGATTCCACCGAACGCAACTTTAAAAGTATTGAACGGTGGTGAAAAAATTATTCTTGCATCAGAGAATGAACTGTCTATTCAATCAGACATTGACGGAAGTTTAGATGCAGTTATGAGTTACGTGGAGATAGTGTAGTATGTCAGTTTTTTATGAAGGTCAGTCAATTACACAAACCATTGAAGACAATCTTGGAGAAAGATACTTTTACGGATTACGTAGAACTGACTCTGGAGAATTGTTTTTAGGTAAGTTAGATCAATTAAGTTTGACAGACACTATTCAAATTAACAAGGAAGGTGACGTAGTTGATAACTTTCCAGACTTTGATGAAGGTGCAGAGTTCTTTGAAGGAAGAGATTCAGCACATAACTTGACGTACAAGAATTTAAATTATGAACAATTTCGTTGGGACGATGCAAATTTATTTTATTATGTAAATGATGACGGCGAACTTGTTGTAAGAATTAACCAAGGATTAGCAGATGGTGCCGTTGAATATGCAGGCGACAACACTGTAATCGTTGACAGTGATAAGGAATGGGATAACACAAACCTTACAATGGACAACAACAACATTACATTTGATCAAACGTAGGAGTAGGAGCAAAAAATGGCAAAACAAATAGTAAATGTAGGTGTTCTACCAAATGATGGACAAGGTGATAACCTTAGAGCAGGCGCTACAAAATTAAATAATAACTTTAACGAGTTATATACAGCATTAGGAGACGGATCAGTACTCAGCGTTGTCCAAAACGGAGTATTAAATTCATATCCAAGTACAGCAACTGGAAGCAATAAAATAACTTTCTTGTATAACAACTTTGCCGGTTTACCAAGTCCTACAACCTACGACGGCATGTTAGCAAAAGTTACAGCAGACGCGGCAGTTTACTATGCTCACAGTAACGCTTGGGTCAAAATGTTAGACACTACTTCAAGCATTAACAGTTTATCAGATGTAACCACAGCAGGAATTAACGATGGAGAAGTTCTTGTTTGGAATACTTCTAACTCAAGATTCCAACCAGGCGCTGGCGGTGGTGGAGGTGGTTCTACTACATTCACTGCATTAACAGATACGCCATCTAACTTTTCATCAGCAAATGGCAAACTTGTAAGAGTAAACTCAGGTGCAACAGCATTAGAATTTTCAACAGCAGTTACAGCGGCAGAAGTTGCGGCAATTACAATTGGTTCATTAAGTGATGTATCAAGTTCGTCAGCAAGTACAGGTGATGTTCTTAAATGGGACGGCGCACAATGGGCACCAGGAACTGATATTGCATCAGGTGGTGGCGGTACTGACGCTGATACATTAGATGGATTTGACAGTGCATACTTTTTAGATTACACAAACTTTACTAACAAGCCAACATTATTTGGCGGTGCTTTCTTAAACTTATCTGATACACCAGTAAACTTTACAGGTGCGGCAAATAGATTTGTTAAAGTTAACGGTGCTGGTAACGCATTAGAATTTGTTGTTGATCAATCAACAGACCAAAACTTGTTTGCAACATTTACAGGTGATACTGGTAGCACAACAGCATCAGGATTAACTGACACACTTACAGTTGCTGGTGGTACAGGTATTGCAACTGAAGTTGTAGGCGATACACTAACAATTAACTACAACGGTACAGTTGGTGCAACTACACTTAACGCATTAACAGATGTAAGTAATGCTAACCAAGCAGTTGGTTACACACTTGCATACAACGGAACAAGTTATGTTATGCAAAATGGTCCTGCAACAACATGGAACGTTGGATCAAACGGAACATCAGACTACACATTTACTGGTCCAGGTTTTCCAAACACAACTAATGATCCAGTTTTGTATTTGAAAAAAGGACAAACTTATTACTTTATTAATAACAGTGGAGGCGGACACCCTTTACAAATTAGAGTTTCAAACGGTGGCGGTGCTTACTCAAGCGGCGTAGCAAACAACGGTGCATCAAGTGGAGTTATTACTTTCACAGTACCAATGGACGCACCAGCAACATTGTATTATCAATGTACTGCACACAGTAACATGGGGAACACAATTAACATCGCGTAAGGATTTATAATGGCAAGTTTTTATCAAGGTACAGAAGTAGGAACACTACTAAAAACAGTAAAAGGAAGTAGATTCTTTTATGGATTACGTCGAACAGACGAGGGTGATTTGTACCTGATTAAATCAGATCAGTTGAAAGCAACTGACGGTGTACAATTAAACAAGCCTGGAGATCCAACAGAAAATTATCCAGATTTTCAAAGAGGAATTGAGTTTTTTGAAGGTAGAGATGAAGAACATAACACATCATATGATAACTTAAGATATGAACAATTTAGATGGGACGATAGAAACCTAATATATTATGTTGACGAAGAAGGCAATTTAATTGTTAGAATCAATCAGAATTACGATTTTCCAAATGGGACATCTCCATAATGGTTAAATACAATATGAACACGCAGGAAAGTAGAAACAATGGCTGAATTTAAACTTGATAGAATCCGCTTTAGATGGACAGGCCCTTGGCAAACATCTAAGCAATATATTAAAGACGACATAGTATCATATGGTGGTAAAACGTTTGTTTGCTTAAACGGACATACCTCTGATCCAGACTTTTACGTAGACTACTTAAATGCTACATTACCTAAATGGACACAAATGTCTGATGGTTATGAATGGCTTGATGCGTGGAAACCTAATTACTACTACAGAGTTAATGACATTGTTCGTTATGGTGGTCAAGTATATGCGGCAATTATTGGACATACTTCTTCTGCATACTCTGTACCAGAAGGTGCAACAGAAGTTGCAGTTACAATAGATTACGATTCTGGAAGTATTTTTCCAACAGGTAGAGGACAATCTGCTACAGGTACAATTTATTTAAATGGTACTGAGAAAAATATTTTAACTTTTAATAAAGGATCAACATACGAATTTAATCAAGACGATGCAACTAACGCAACGTTTGGAAGTCAAATTCATCCACTTGCATTTAGTAAGTATGAAGATGGCGACAAACATGAAACAGCATTAGTAGATTATTACACAGAAGGATTTACATATTATCTTGATGGTATTGAAGCACCGCTTTCATCTTATCTAAGTGGATTTGCATCAGCATCAAGCAGAAGAATTAGATGGACAGTTCCTTTAACTGCTCCAGACAAAATTTATTACTTTGACAGAACTGTAGACAGTGAAGACAAAGGTGCATACATTAATATTCAAGAACAAGGTCAGTTAGGTGAAAGCGACTTTGGTAACTGGAAGTTAATGGTAGCAGACCAAAATTGGTTATACGAATGGTTACCTCAAGTAAACTATGCAATCGGAGACACAGTAAAATACGGTGGTAGAGTTTACATTGCAACACAGGAGCATACAAGTTCAACTACCATTGCAGGTCTTGAAGCAGACATAACGAAATGGGAAATTGTTACAAGAGCAGATCAATGGAAAGATACTTGGAAGCCAAGAGTAAGATATGTAGAAGATGATTTAGTACGCTATGGTGGTATAACTTATCGTTGTACTACAGGACATTTTAGTGCTAACGATGATGGACTTGGTCTTGAAGAAGATCAAACGTCATGGGAAATTTTCCTTTCAGGTATTGAGTATAAAGGACACTGGGTTAGTAAAGCAGATATAGCAGTTGAAAGTGTTACAGGCGGAGTTGTTACAGCAACAAGTCATGGACTATCAGATGGTGATTTAGTTCAATATACATCAGACGGAACAGCGGCTGACAATCTTGTTGACAACACTTATTACTATGTAAGACTTGTTGACGGCAATAGTGTTAAATTATACTTTGAAAAAGATGATGCTCTTGCAAATAGAAACAATAGACTTGCAGAAGGCGGAACAGGAAACCAAACACTTTCTAAAAGAGAAAAATATAAAGTTGGTGACATTGTAAGGTTTGGTCCTACAATGTGGTATTGTACCACAGGACACAATTCAGATGTAACATTCGCAGAAAGTTTCTTTAGTATCTGGTTACCAGGTTATGAATATGAAACACAATGGAGTGAAGCAGAAGTTTATCAGCCAGGCGACATTGTACGTTACGGTGGTTACACTTATACTGCATTACAAATTAGTACTAACAGCATACCAAGTGCAAACGGAATTACTCAAGACACAGGTGACTGGGAATTAACTGTACAAGGTTACAGATTAGGTTCACAGTATAATCAAAACCCAGACTTAAGAGAAACTGCAACAGATTGGAATTCCGCTACCGCTTACAGAACAGGAGACATTGTAAGATTTGGCGGTTGGTTGTATCATGCACTTAGAGATAATGTAGGTAACGAACCAGATGATGCAAAGTCAACTGAAAATGTAACAATTACAGTTGGTAATCCAGGCAGTGGAAATAGATATTATGTTAACGGTGTACTTATAGGTGCCTTAACATTAAAAGAAGGTAACACTTATAAGTTTTATCAAAACGATTCATCTAATCTTACACATGCATTGTATATTAGTACAAGCGAAAATGGTCACCATACAGGTGGACAATACAACTATGTTGACAATGGTCAAACATGGTGGTTAGATGGTACTCAAGTTGCAGACTTGGCGGCATACGTTTCAGGATTTGCCGCGGCAACTGAAAGATATGTACAGTACATTGTACCAAGAGATGCATACAAGAAAAACTATCTTGTTTGTAACGCACACAGTGGTATGTATGATCAGTCTTATCTGACAACACAATATTCAGACAACTACTGGCAAACATTAATCGACGGCGATAAGTTTAGAGGTAACTGGGCAGAAACAGTATTAGTAAATGCTTCTCCAGTAACCAACGAATATATGTTAGGTGATATTGTAACATACGTTGGAACACTTTATCGTTGTATTAAGAGACACAGTGCAAGTACATCAGGTTCAAGACCAGACTTAGACATTGATTATACACAACAAGATTTTTGGCAAACAGTTGTTGAAGGTGGTAACACAAACGTACTTCAATACTATGGTGATATCAGAACACATGGTTCAACAAGTACTGCAAGATTAGGAATTAATAATCCAGGTGATGCACTTAAAGTTAAAGCAGACACAGATTTAAATTGGGAATCATTAGAACAAACAGATAAAGTTTACTTTGTTTCTCCAGACGGTGTTGACGCTAACAGTGCAGGTAGAGGACTATCAGCAACGTCTCCATTTAAATCAATTAAGTATGCTACACAATATATTTTAGAAGATGAAGGTACAAGAGCACCAGCAACAATACTTGTTAAAACAGGACGTTACGAAGAAATTTGTCCGATTACTGTTCCAAAAGATGTTGCTATTGTAGGTGACGAATTACGTTCAACATCAGTAGTAGCAACTGCTGAAACTAAAGGCAATGACATGTTCCGTGTTAGAAACGGTTGTGGTATTAGAAACTTAACAATGTCAGGACTTGAAGGTGAATTTACAGATCCAGATGCAAACTTAATTAGAAGGGTTACTCCAGGTAACGCCTTTGTTGCACTTGATCCAGGTGCAGGACCAGACGATCAATCTGTTTGGGTAACAACTAAATCAACATACGTACAAAACTGTTCAACGTTTGGTAGCAAGTGTGTTGGTATGAAAGTTGATGGAACATTACACAACGGTGGTAACAAATCTATTGTTGCTAACGACTTTACACAAATTATACAAGACGGTATTGGTTACTGGTGTAACGCAGACGGGTTGTCAGAACTTGTATCAGTGTTTACATATTATTGTTACATTGGTTACTTGTGTACTGACGGTGGTAAGGTACGTGCAACAAATGGTAACAACTCATATGGTGAATACGGTTCAGTTGCATTAGGATTTGACAACAACGAAACACCTATTAGTGCTAAGGTAGACAACTACGCAACAGAAGCAACAGTAGGTAAAGTATACAACGATGAAAACAAATTATTTGCAGTTGGATATACTACAACAGGTACGCATTACACAACTGGTACTGTAAACATTACAGGTTCAGGTTCTGGTGCGACAGGTTTATTAACAGAATTTAGAGATGGTGCAGTACAAGAAATTAGAGTTACTGATCCAGGTGACTCAAGTTTTGCAGGTGGTGACGGATATACATACGCAAACAACAGAGCACAAAGTGGTAATGAAACAAGCATACAAATTGCTAACCAAGATGTTAACAATGAAGAATACTACTTAAACAAATTAATTACAATTATTGAAGGTGAAGGCAGAGGACAATACGCTTATATTACAAGTTACGACTGGAACAACGGTGGTGCAGTAACATCAACTGTAACAAGTGGACAAGATGCAACACTTACTGAAGGTGTATACACAGATAAAGTTGGTACAAGCAGTAGAGCAGATACAACACCACCAACAGTTACAGTAAGTATTGACGCAACAGGACTTGTAGGAATATCAATTACTGCTCCAGGTACAAAAAACCAAGTTGGAGATATTATTACAATACAAGCGGCGGCAATTGGCGGAACAGGTAGTAACGTTACATTTACTATTGATTCAGTTACTGCTGGTGACAAAACAATGACAGTTGCAAGACCTATAGATGGATTGCCAGGTTGGCAACATCATTTACCAGGTGAGCCTATTGCAACAGTGTTAGATGAAACAACACGTTATGAGATTACACCAAGACTTACATTTACTTCGCCAACTTTCACACAGAATAGTGCAACACTTCCAAGTAACAGTGCGGCTGTCCAGAGTGCTACTACTAAGATTGGTGATAACAAAAGAACAGTTGTTGTTGGTAACAATAGCATTGTTTGGACTGATGACGGAACTTCATTTACTGAAGCAAGTTCATATCAAGATTTAACTTACATTGGAGTTGTTAGAGGCGCATCACAATATGTTGCAGTTGACGGTAATGGTAGAGTTAAACAATCCAATGACGGAACAAGTTGGGGCGATTCAGCAACTAACTTATTAAGTTACAGTCAAACATTTACTAAGATAGAAGTTGGTAACAATGTTATATGTGCTATTGGTCCTGGAACAGATAAAATTTATAGAAGTGCAGACGATGGTGCTAACTGGACAGAAGTTACAGCAGGTGTAAGTAACGCAGAATTTATGGCTTATGGAAATGGCAAATGGGTAATTTGTAACGAAGCAGGCGACACTTGGGAAAGTGTTGACGATGGTGTTACATGGACTGCTGGGCCAGACATTGGTGGTGTACAACATGATGTTTGTGACCTTGTGTATGGTGCAGGTAAATTTGTTGCTTCAACTTTTGATTCACCAAACGATTTATCAACTGTAAATAATAAATTCTTCCACAGTTTCACAGACGCTTCGATAGCGACTGCAAGTACTGTATGGATTGCAGGTAATAACACAGACGTTTCAGATAACATTTACATTGCATACAATCAAGGTGTGTTCTTAGGGATTTCAGCAAGTGGTGGAGTTGTTCAATCAGACGATGGCGTTTACTGGACAAGTAAAACTTCATTAGGCGGATCGTTTAATGGTATGATACCAAGTGCAACATCAACAGGTCCAATATTTTATCCAACAACAAATGGATCTATTTCATCATTAGCAACTTTAAAAACAGGTGCAACAACAAGAGCAACTGTGTTAGGAGCAAGTGGTGGTAAATTACTTACATTCTACATACAAGAAGCAGGATCAGGTTACGGATCAACACCTCCAACAATGACAATTATTGATCCAGATAACACAAGAGATGTTTACTATGATGTTAGAATGGCAGATGGTTGTGTTGGACAAGTTGAATTTACAAACAGAGGTACAGGATATATTAACATTGGTGTTACAGTATCAGGTGATGGTTATGCAGACATGTATCAAATTGGTACAAGCATTACAGTTAAAGATTTAACAAGAGAACCTGGACCAGGTGACAACTTATACATTGATGGTATTAATGATGTGTTCTATGCTGTACAAACTATTACAAATGTTACAGGAAGTGCGCCAAACTTTACAGCAACGCTTGGTATTACTCCAAACATTGATAGAGCAGAATCTCCTGAACATGAAACTACTTTAACTATTAGACAAAAATATTCACAGGTAAGATTAACAGGACACGACTTCTTAGAAATTGGTAAAGGTAACTTATACAATTCACAGTATCCGTTACTAACACCAATTGAAGGTTATGATATAAGAGAATTCCAAGAAACTGAAAACAAAGGCGGTGGTAGAGTATTCTACACAAGTACTGACCAAGATGGTAACTTTAGGGTTGGTGAATTGTTTACAGTTGAACAGGCAACTGGTATTGTTACACTAAACGCATCATACTTTGAGTTAGATGGGTTAAGTGAATTACGATTAGGCGGAGTTACACTTGGTGGTACAAATGCTGTTATTAGAGAATTTAGTACTGATACAACATTTACAGCAAATAGTAACGAAATTGTGCCTACACAAAGGGCTATTGCAGGATATGTAGATAGTAGAATTAGCGGCGGTGGCACAAACGTTAACGTTAACGCAGTTATCGCTGGTGAAGTTAGAATACAAGGTAGAGCAATTAGTTCTGAAGCAAGTAGAAAAATCAATGTTACTACCCAAATGAACTTCCAAAAATCAATAGATGGTGATATGGCGGCTCACAGTATGTTTGTAGCAGGTACAAACTTCGGACTTGATCACGATGAGAATCTCATCGATCCTACTACACCACAAGAAATGGGACATGGGAAATAACAGATATGATAAATACAAATGTAACGTTAGGAAATAACAATGGCAGAGTTTAAATTAGGTAGAATTAGGTTTATTTGGAAGGGATCATGGGTCTCAGCCAAAGAATACTTTAAAGACGATGTAGTCCGCTACGGTGGTCGTACATATATTGTTAATACTGGCCACACAAGTTCTAACTTCGACACAGACATCTCTAACTTTGACAAGATGGCAGATGGTACTGAGTGGAAAGGTAACTGGGCATTATCAACAGTTTACAAACCTAATGACATTGTTAAGTACGGCGGGTACTTATATGTTGCAAACACAGGTCACACTTCTGCAACAACTACATCAGATGGCTTAGAATTAGATCAATCTAAATGGGATTTATTCTGTGAAGGATTTGACTGGTTAGGTGATTGGGGTGTTTCAACAAGATATAAAGTTAATGACATTGTCCGTTATGGTGGCGTTATGTACTTGTGTACAGAAGCACACACATCTGGCGCATCAGTAGGTGACGGATTAGAATTAGATCAAAGTAAATGGGATTTATTTGCAAACGGTTTAACTTGGTTAAACGCTTGGATTGCAACAACAAGATATAAGAAAGGTGACGTTGTACGTTACGGTGGACAAGTTTATGTTTGTAACACTGGACATACAGCAGGCGCTGACAACACAGCAGGACTTGAAGAAGATCAAGCCAAGTGGGATTACTTACACAAAGGTATTGAATACTTAGGTGACTGGACTACAGGAACAAGATACAAAAACAATGATGTTGTTAAGTATGGTTCAGACTTATGGATTTGTGGAACGTTCCACACAGCAGGTGCAACACTTGCGGCTGATGAAGCAAAATGGTCTATCTTTATTCCAGGATTAGAATTTGAAGACAGTTGGCAGAACAATGTAAACTTCCAACCAGGTGACGTTGTTACTTATGGTGGTTACACTTACGTTTCAAAAACAAACAACTTTAATATTATTCCATACAACAACGCAAGTGATTGGGATTTATTTACAACAGGATTTTCTTTCAAGGGTGATTACAATAACGCAACGGCTTATAAGATCGGCGATGTAGTTAGACTTGGAGGTTGGACATTTATTGCACTTGCAGATGGTACAGGTAACAGACCACCAGACAACGTATACTGGGATAAACTTAATGAAGGTTTATACTGGAAAGGTGCTTGGACAAACGCAGTTTACTATGACAAGGGTGATGTTGTTAGAGGTATTAACGATGTTAACTCATATGTTTGTGTTGCTCCACACACTTCAGAGCAAGTTGGTGCAGGACAAAATAGACCAGACCAAGACACAGCAGGTAACTACTGGAATTTATTAAACGGTGGTGCTGAAGCAGGTAACTTAACTACACGTGGTGACCTTGTTTACTACGGTGGATCAGGTCCAACAAGATTACCAGTTGGTCAACCAGGACAAGTATTAAAAGTTAACGAATCAGGAACAGATCCAGAATGGTCATTCTTTGGTCAACTTGATGCAGTTTATTATACTGCACTTGATGGAGTTGATAAAGATGTTCCAGCGGCAGGTGTTACACTTGACAAACCTTTTAGAACTGTACAATTTGGTTTACAGCAAATTGAAAAAGGTGCAAGAAAACCTAACGCAACACAGTTAATGAAAATTAACAAAGCATTCATTCAAGACGAAGTGTTAAGTTGGGTTGATACACAGATTGTTGGATCAATTGCTCCTTTCACAGGTTCATTTACATACACTGCGGCTAACTGGCGTAGAGACATAGGTACATTTGTTGATGCACTTATTTGGGATTTATCACATGGTGGTAATAAGAAAACAAGATTAGAAACACTTGCATATTTTGACAGTGCGGCAGATCAATACTATGTAAGTAATGATGGCATCACTGCTGAATTTGCGGCGACACTTACATTCGTTACAACGTTACTTGATGATGTAATTACACAAGATGCACCATCAAGCGATTACCAAGCATTAAGAAGTGTTGCTACTCCAACTTTACGTGTAACAGATTCTACAAGAGTTGAAGAACCTGAAGCACAAGGCATCTTAAACGCTCTTAGAGCTATTGCTACAGCGGCTTTGACCGCAGGTAACACAACTGGTGTCCCAGCACAATTAATTGCAAACGACACGCTTTTCCTTAAGACAGGACAATTTAACGAAGTACTTCCAATGGTTGTACCAGAAGGTTGTGCTGTGGTTGGTGACGAACTACGTTCAACTAAAGTTTCACCAGCAGGACAGTTAACAAATTCAGGCGATAGTGTTTATTCATTAGCAGGACTTACACACTTGGCAAGTATTGTAGATGATGTTATTACAAACTCAGCAGTAACAAGTACTCAAACCAGTTTTGTTGTACTTTCATCGAATGCATCAGCAACTACTTTAGATATAATGACAGGTGCAAACAGTTACGCTCACACTTATACAAGTGGAGGTACAGTTACATTTAGCGGAACTACTGTAAACGTTACAGCGGCCGCTTACGATAATGTTACAGGTATAGTTTCAATAACAACAGATGCGGCACATGGTGCAGTAGCAACTAACGTTGTACAGGTTGCTAACATTACTTGGACTTGTTCATTAGGTACTAAAGTATATCCAGCAGTTAAAGCACAAGACACAGCGGCACCGGCAGGTTCAGGTGCGGCAGGAACAGCGGCGGCGGCAGTTGCTACAGCAATTAAAAATAAAATTGACTTTGTATTAAATGCAAACGGTTCAGATGTTGCTTTTGCAGGTGTTAACGATCCTGTTAAGACAGCAGGTTACACTGACGCAGTTATTAGACTTGAAGCAAATAAAGAATTCTTAGTTGAAGAAGTAGTTAGTAAGATTGCAATTGATTATCCTGCTTACTCTTTTACAACTGCACTTAAAAATTCTTGTAAACGTGATGTTAGACGTTACATTGAAGCAATACAACATGACATAATTTACACAGGAAACTACAAAGGTTTAAGAGCCGCAGAATTATATATTAACTCTGCAAACGGTTCAACACTAAATGACATGTACTATGTACGTAATGGTACAGGTATTAGAAACATGACACTAACTGGATTAAGTGGTGTACTTGGTTCAGTAAACACTTATGGAACTAAACGTCCAAGTGCAGGTGCTTATGTATCGTTGGATCCAGGTTGGGGTACTGCACACAAAGATGTTTGGATTATTAACAAATCTTGTTATGTACAAAACGTAACAAACTTTGGTACAGGTTGTGTTGGATTAAAAATTGACGGTGACTTACACGCAGGTGGTAACGATTCGATCGTTGCTAACGACTTTACACAAGTACTATCAGATGGTATTGGTGTATGGTGTACAAACTTAGGTAGAACAGAACTTGTTTCCGTGTTCTCATACTACGGACACATTGGATACCTTGCAGAGAACGGCGGTAAGATACGTGCTACGAACGGTAACAGTTCATATGGTACATTTGGTTGTGTAGCAGAAGGAGTTGACTCAACAGAAGTTCCAATTATTGCATACACAGATAACAAAGATAAACAGGCTCAAATTGCTCAGGTAATGACTGATGCATCAAGAGTCATAGCAGTGGAGTATTTAAATGCTGGTAGAGATTATGATACTAACGGCGGTAATGCAGTCATTACTATTACTGGCGACGGTTTTGGTTTAGGAACTGTAACACCAACATACAGAACAGGCGGAATCATGGAAGTAAGATTGCTTAACACAAGTGATAACTTCGGTGGTAAGGATTATAACACAGCAGGTAACGCGGCACAGATTGGTAACACAACACAGATTACAATTTCAAACACGGATACAAATACATCAGGTGAACTTGCTGGAATGGCTATTTGGATTGTATCAGGATTAGGTACAGGACAATATGCTTACATTGATACATTCAATGCAGGTACAAAAGTTGCAACTGTAAGAAAATACAGTGATGGTACACCTGGTTGGGATAACATTATTGGTGAAGCGATTGTATCATTACTTGACAGTACAACAACTTATGAAATTGAACCAAGACTAACATTTAGTACACCAACTGGTGACGGTTCAAGTACAAGTGTACAAGCAATTGGTAGATGTAGAGTACAAGACGGATTAATTAATCAGGTTAGAATTATTGAACCAGGACAAGGTTATGACAGTTCAGTAACAATGACAATTACTGATCCAAACAATACTATCGAAGCACCATTTGAAATTAGAGTTGGTGACGGTGTATTAGGTCAGCCAACGTTTGCTGGAGCAACTAACGCAGGTAGAGGTGATGGCTTTGATACTGCAACTGCACTTGTTACTGCAACAACTATTGAGAAAAATATTACAGGTGTTGCTAAATCTAATCCATGTAGAGTTACAGCAACAGCACATGGTATTACATTAGATGGAACTAAAGTAAACATCAAAGAAGTATTAGGAATGATTAGATTGTTTGATCCAACAACTTTCTATGTAAAAGTTATTGACGCAGACAATTTTGATCTATATTCAAATCCAACACTAACAGAAACAATTGATACAACAGCACAAGGTACATATACAACTGGTGGTAAAGTAACATATGGTGGTGGATTTATGGACAACTTACAAAGTGGTAAGTTTGTACAAGTATCAGGATTAACCACAACACCAAGAGCAGGTTCAAACGTTGTGTTTTCAAATCAGCCAACAGTGTTTTACAAACTTGTTGCTGTTACAAATTTATTAGGCGGAGCGTCAGGACCATTTACTGCACAGTTGCAAGTAAGTCCAGACATTCCAGTAGACAATGCACCAGTGCATACAGAAAGTTCAGAGATTAGATTAAGATACTCACAAGTACGTCTAACAGGACATGACTTCTTAGACATTGGTACAGGTAACTTTACTACAACAAATTATCCAAACTTACCATTGCAGGACCCAGTTCCAGCAAGTGAAGCCGTTGAGGGCGGTGGCGGAAGAGTATTCTTTACGTCAACTGACCAAGATGGTAACTTTAGAGTAGGTGGACTGTTTAACGTTGAACAGTCAACAGGTGTTGCGACACTTAACGCTGATGCATTTAACATTAGTGGATTGCAAGAACTGTCATTGGGTAACATTGCACTTGGTAACACAGGCGCAACAGTCAACGAATTTAGCACCGATGGTACATTTGCCGCAAACAGCGACAGTATTGTACCAACACAAAGAGCAATTAGAACATATATCACGTCACAGATTGGTGGTGGTGCATCCACTCTTAACGTTAACCAAATTATTGCAGGTCTTGTACAGATTTCCGGACAGGAAATTACTACAACTACAGTAGTTCCGATTAACGTAAAAGCACAATTCAATTTCCAAGGTGGAGTTGATGGTGCACCTGTGGCGCTAAATATGTTTTTGATGGGATAAAGGAGATTAAACCATGGCAACAGGAAGATTAGGAGCGAGCGATTTGGTCGCTGGAACTAACACTACCGTATATACTGTGCCAACTGACAACTATGCAGTTGTAACGTGTTCGGTGTGTAATAGAGGAAATCAAGCAATTGGTGTGCAAATGGCAGTTGCGGCGGCTGATACCCCAACAGGCGCAGAGTATATAGAGTGGGAGACGGAAGTCTTGGCACACGGTGTACTTGAGAGATCGGGGATAGTAATGGACGCAGGGAAGAAGTTGGTCGTTAGATCAAGTTCAGGAAATGTTAGTGCAGTCGCGTTCGGTATTGAGACTGCGGCATAAATACATATAGAAGGATAAAACAATGGGAAGATACATAACTACAACTGGAACCGCTGGTACTGTACTCAGAACCGTTAGTACGACATATAATGCTGTTGTTAATGACAGAATTTTGTGTACAGGTGGAGGCTTTACGGTAACTCTACCTCTTAGCACAAGTTTGTTAGAAAACGATACAGTTCAAATTGTCGACGTAACGGGTGCGTTTGCAAGTTCAAACTTAACTGTGGGACGTAACGGCGCGAAAATCCAGAATTTAAGCGAAGATTTAACATTAGATATTAATAATGCGGCAGTAACACTTGTTTACACAGGTGCAACTTACGGCTGGATTATTAGTGGAACGTAAGATAATAGGAAAAGAATAACATGTCAACACTACGTAATTTTCTTTCAGACGTGGAACCAGCGAAAGCAGGAGTCACAAGAAACTTTTGGGTATGGAATGATAGTACGGGCATCGGTAACGGTGGTAGGTGTTGTCTTTGGACCTTACCAGCAAACAAAGTCAACATAACTTTTGAGTTATGGGGCGGAGGTGGCGGAGGCCATGGAGGATGTTGTTGTCAGTTTCCAAATAGACCGGCGGCAGGCGGATCTTACGCAATCAGAACAATTCAAAGTACGGCAGGGTGTCAATATACAATCTGTGCAGGCGGTTCAACTACGTGTTGCTGTCACGGATGTATAGGCGGAAACGGCTATCCGAGTTTTGTTACTGGTTCAAGTATTCCAACAACTTGTGCACCAGGTGGTTGTGGAGGTAAAGCATGTTGCTTTACTGATGCATACACTTGTCACCCATCATTTGTATGGCAGTGTGGCACAGGTGATTGGGGACTTCCACAAATTACAGGAAGTTCAAAAAGAAGTCAGTATTGTCATAACCAAATGTGGAACTTTGTAACAGGTCCTGCTCACTTTGGTGTGTCAAGAAGAACTAAAGACTGGTGTGCGGGTAACTTTACAAACACTGGTTCATGTTTCAACTGTTTAGCGGCTTTCCCAGGAGGAGGCGGCGGCGGTGGAGCGGCTTGCGGAGAACCATGTTGCTGGGGCGGCTGGGGACAAGCAGGTGCGGTGAAAGTTAGTTATAGTTAAAGGATAATGGAGAAAATATAATGCCAAATACAATTATACAAAAAGACTTTAGTTATAATCTTCCAGATGACTATCTTGCCCAAACAAATGCAGACGGCAAAACCGCAAATGCAAAATACAACGGGCCGGACAAGATTTGGATTTTTATAGATAAAGATACAGGGCGTAGTGATACATCACGTCTTGTACTAACAGAAGAAGAAAACGGTGCAGATTTTCCTGTACCAGAAGATCAATATAAAGTTGAAGTAGACTGCAACACTGATCCAACTATGTGTTCATTATTTGATGCACAAACAGAATGGGATACAGTTGTTGGTCAAACAAACATTGTTGTAGACTTACCAGATGGTACTACATACGAAAGACCAGACCCAACTGATGTTGATCATACATATGAATTAGACGAGTGTGTTTACAATAAAGATGGTACATTAACTGACGGAAAATATACTGGCGGTACATGGACTATGAAATGGAAACAACCTTGGACATCATGGGATCAGTTAATTATTGTAAGAAACAATATGTTAGCAGGTTCAGATAGTAAGATTGCTGATGATATGCCAGATGCTACTAAAGCACTTTGGACTACATACAGACAAAAATTACGTGATTTACCAGCATTATTTAAACACGGCGAAGCAGATGAGTTTCCAGCACACATGGTAAACTTTCCAGTAGAGCCAGGCGCAGATATTGCATCAGTAGAGGACGACGAATAATATGTCAAGTTTAAGAACCTTATTACAATACGGAACATCTTCAGGGGCATCTGCTCCTTTAACTTCATTAAGAGTATACGCGACAAACGTTACCGATCAAAACAACGGTGGTAAATGTTGCCAGTGGACAGTACCAACAGGTGCTGAATGGGCGGCTTTTGAAGTTTGGGGTGGCGGTGGTCCAGGTGCTGGAGTGTGCTGTTGCCAACAAGGTTGGTCAGGTGGATCAGGTTCTTATGGTAGACGAATTATAACAGTATCAGCGGGAGAAACATTTACAATTTGTGCAGGTGGTAGTACATGCTGTCACTCAAGATGTTACAGTTGTAGAGGATTCCCAAGTTACGTATGTGGACCGAGTGCATTTTGTATGTGTTCATCAGGTGGATCAGAAGCGGCTTCCAAATGTTTTTGGAGTCAAAACTGTTCATACAGTGGATGTCAAATGTTTAACTGCGGTTGTGTTAACGGTGCTACATTGGCAATGTGTGGTACAACAGGTGGCGGACATGGCTCAGCTCACTGTGCATCAGACATGCACCAGTTTATGCCAAGTGCACCATTTACAGGAGTTACAAGAATGTCACGTTCAGGTTGTTACAAAACAGATGGACAAGGACAAGGAGACCACGGAGTATTCCCAGGAGGGGGTGGTGCTTCTGGAGTAACACACAACGAAACATGTTATTGCGGAGCGAAAGGAATGGGCGGATTAGTAACAGTTTACTACACTGCAACATAAGGAGTATATAGTAGTATGTCAACATTAAGAGATTTTTTATTCGGTTATGAAGAAAGCAAAGCGGTTCCAGCAGAACTTGCAGTTTATAACACAAGTACTACTTCTCCAAACAACGGCGGAAGATGTTGTTTGTGGACGGTACCGGCGGGCGTATCATATGCAACTTTCGAAATATGGGGCGGTGGCGCGGCTGGCGACGGCGGTTGCTGTTGTCAAATGGGATATCCATCAACAGGTGGAAGTTATGGTCAAAAGGCTGTGGAAACAGAGCCTGGACAACAAATGACAATTTGTGCGGCAGGTTCAACTTGCTGTAGACAAAAAGGAAACTGTCAACAAGGTTGTGATTCATATGTATGTAGATCAGGTAACTGGTGTGCAAGAGCATGTGGAGGAAGAGTTATGCGTACAGAATGTTTCATGTACAGAACATGTTATTCATGTTGTAGAATGAGATACTGTGTACACGGACACTCAGGAATGGACTTTGGTATTGGTAGCACGAATTCAACTTCACAATTAAGTCAATACTGCCATGATAGAGGTAACATGATGGTTGCTGATACATATGGTAGAGGCGGATTTAGAAACGGACCAAACGGATGTTGTGGTTGGGGCGGATCGCAAGGCTTTGGATTATTTCCAGGTGGTGGCGGTATGTCTGCACAAGCATACGGAGAAGTTTGTTGTTGTGGTTCACCAGGAGCAGGAGGCTTAGTTTACGTAGTTTACTACTAATAAGGAAAAAACATGGCAAATATTAGACACACATTTAACTATCCTAAACCAGATGAATACCTGGGTCAGTTTGATAACGAACAATTACAAGGTACACACACTTACGAAGGTCCTGAGACTATGTGGGTGTTCATTGATAAAGCAACAAACAAGATTGCACCTGCAGGATACATGGACGAAGAACAAGGAATGGACTTTAATGCACCTATTAACTTAAGAAAAGTTTTAGTAGATTGTAGAGAGCATCCAATTATTTGTTCACTAATGGAAGCAGATGTTGAAGAAGATGAACACGAAACTATTACAGAAACATTACCAAATGGTGTAGAGTATGTTACATACGTTGATCCAGATCCACATCATACATACGAAAAATTTGACATCGAGTGTAACAGCAACGATGAATTTATTAAAGTAGCAAGTAGTACAAAAGGTGGAATGCCACACTATCCGTGGAAACAACCACACATTACTTGGGCTCACTTACGTAGACACAGAACATCTTTATTAGGTTGGTCAGACGATAAAACAACTTCAGATATGCCTACGGGAATTAAAACAGAATGGGCAACATATAGACAAGCATTAAGAGATATTCCAGTAAGTTTTGGAGATAGTTTTGCTGTTGATATTACTGCTGGTGGTTCTAATTACGAAGTAGGTGACAAAATTAAATTTGCAAAAGCAGACTTAGACAATTATATTATTGCTGATCATCTTATTGCTACAGTAAAAACAGTTAACAGTGGTGCTATTACTGCTTTAACTTTAAGTAGTAACCAAGCAATCAACGATGGTAAAGATATTGTAGAAGGAAGAGCGGCAAAAGAATTTGCTGGTGCTACATTCACGTACGAAGCAAAAGACGGCGGTGCTGATGCTGGTACAGGTGCTACATTTAAAGTTCACAAATGCCAACGTTATGCGGCTTGGAAAGTAGATGTTCCACGTTCGCCATGCGGTACTGCATAAGCCAAATCTCACACTAAACACTACACCCAATACTTAAATAATTGTATGAGTAATACAGTTAGATTTGCGGGTGCTCAAATACCTGTAACACAGAATCTTGAAAAGAATGAAGCAAGTATCATTAAGGCAATTGACTGGGCCGCAGAAAATAACTGCGACTGGTTACTAACACCTGAAGGTTCACTATCAGGTTATTTTCCAAACTTTGATTTAGTATTAGAAAATGGTATGCCTGATTTAGCCAAATCTGCATACAGAGTAATTACACATGCAAACTCAAAAGGAATGGGTATTGCACTTGGTACATTATGGGTTGATGTTGAGCATAGAGGAAGTATTAGAAAAAATCAAATTAGATATTACGATAAACAAGGCGAATTACTTGGAGCAACTAACAAACAATATATCGTTGGTGGGGAAGATAGTCCACATCATAGTTGGGATCAAGTATTAGCAGATCCACCAGGAACAACTAAAACACATTATCTTGACGGTGTGAGAACATGCGGAATGATATGTAATGATTTTTGGGGTAATGGATTTAGATTTAACGCACCAAGTCTACCATTAATGGCAAGTATACATCAAGTAGAAGTTATATTACATGCTACAAATGGAGATAGAGGAAACAGTCAAGACAGTTTATGGATGGAATGGCATGACGTACACCTACGTATGATGAGTTCACAATATGGTATTCCTATTATTACTGTCGATAGTTGCTGTGATAAGTTTGGTGAAAGAGAAGACTTACCAACAAGTAGTCCGAGCGGAGTATTAGTTGATGGCAAGTGGGTAGTACAAGTACCACGCACAGGACAACAACACTTCTTTTGGGACTATGTCACGAATGACGAAACAAAACCAACTACACAATAAGTAATTGCATAAAAGGAACTATAAAATATAATGTCAACAAAACGAAACACAGCATTTTTTATTAACGGTGGAGCAGGCAGAGTTATTACAAGTATTCCTGCTTTAGAACTCTATCATAAAGAAAACCCAGATGACGATTTTATTATCGTATGTGAAGGAGGAATGGACTTTTATAAAGGACACCCTGTACTACACAAAAAAGCATACGATGTATTTCACAAAAACTTATTTGAAGATAAGTTAATTGATCGTGAATTAAAAACACCTGAACCATATAGAGTATGGGAATATTATAATCAGAAAGCGTCTTTAGGACAGTGTTATGACATTGAAATTAATAATAAAGGTGTAAGAGATTTACCAAGACCTACAATTAAACTTAGCCAACAAGAAGCAATGTCAGGTGTTAAGTTAATTCAAGAAGTAAAAGAAAAAACTAAAAAAGATAAAGTAATTGTGTTCCAACCATTTGGTAGAGGAACTGTTAACGAAAACGGAATGATTGGTGATCCAAGCGGAAGAAGTTTTGATCCAGAGAACGTAGTAAACATTGTTAAAAAACTTTCTAAAGACTTTGGTGTAATCTTTATGAGTGAAATTGCTATTGAGTTCCAGAAGCATGGTGTAAAAGCACCTGTTGCTATTCCACAAAACATTGATTTAAGATTCTGGTGTGGAATTATTCAAGCCGCAGATCACTTCTTAGGTTGTGATAGTGTAGGCGGACATATTGTTAATGCTTTAGATTGTTCAGCAACTATTGTTGTTGGTTCAACATTCAAAGAAAATATTTCTTATCCTGAAAATCCTAAGTTTGACATCCTTGACATGGGCGAAGGTGCAAGAGTTTATAGTCCTATTAGGATTACAATAGATGAATGGTCTGACAGAACTAATGAAGGTATTATGGCAATGAATGACACTATAGAAGATTTAGTTGTTAAGTCAGTGAACAGTATGGTTAAAGATGGAACAAGAGTTGAAATCCCAGAAGCACCAGAACAAAAAGAATAGACTATTTGTATTTGGTTGTAGTTTTACCATGTATGCGTGGCCAACGTATGCTGATTTCTTAGGTTATGAATTCGATCATTATGAGAACTGGGGCTTTCCTGGTTTAGGCAATCGTGCTATTGCAGAACGTGTTGCAGAATGCCACGTAAAAAACAATCTTACAAAAGACGATACAGTAATTGTACAATGGAGTACACATACACGTAACGACTGGCATACTTTTAGAACTGTAGAGTTTAAAGGTAAGCGAGGCGATGCAATTAGAAACACTGACGAAATAGGTTGGAAAACTAAAGGCAGTATTTTTAATTACATGAATAGAGAAGTTTGCTATAATGACGACTGGATTAATACATTCTGGGACGAACATAGTTATTATATGCACGGACAAAATGCAATAATACTTACACAAGGATTATTAGAAAGCACAGGTTGTACATGGCGTATGACAAGTATTGGACATATGAATAAGTTAGGTACAGACATGCCAAACATAAATGACTTTGGAGAAACACCAACTGATACTGTTGATGTATATAAAGAAAGACCTGAATTAAAAGTTTACGAAAACATAGACAAAACAAATTGGTTAGAACCTTTAGGTTTGTTTGCTTGGAAACGTAAAGAAAAACATTATGATTTTTACGACCCAAATACAAATGAAGATTGGATGGAACCACACCCAAGTCATTGGCAACATTATGATTACTTGAACGAAGTAGTTCGTCCAAGTTTGGGCCTTAAAAGCAAAAATAACGATAAACAACATAGTACAGTTGAACTATTAGATAAACTAAAAGATGAAAATCGCGACCTTTTAAGTTTCGAAGAAGCAATTTTAAAAGAGGTAGTTGATTATAATCACATAGGATACGTAGGATTTTAATATGAAGAAACCAACATTGTGGATAGCAGGAATAGCCAGAGGACATAACGGAGGAGTATGTTTACTTCAAGACGGAGAAGTAGTATTTTCTATTGAAGAAGAACGTTTAAGTAGACACAAGTATGACGGAGGTCCGTATGCATCTATGATGAAAATACTTGATTATACTGACAAGTTAGATTATATTTGTATTGCACATACACAAAGTTTAGAAGCAACAGCAGGTCAAGTTGACTTTACAGGAGACGATGTTTATACAGGTATTGCACGTAAGTTAGGACTTATTGATAGAGATCCTAAGTTACTTCCTAAACACCCACAAGTAATTGACCTAAGTTATTTTCATCACAAACTACATGCTGGATTAAGTTTTTATAATTCAGGATTTGATACTGCAACAGCAGTTATCGTAGATGGTGCTGGAACTTTCTTTACTGCAAACATGGGCGGTGATCCTAACAATCCAACTACACTTTGGGAAACAGAAAGCATTTACACTTGTGAATATCCTGCAACTATTAAAACAGTGTACAAACATTTAGGTACTTATGGTCCACTTGTTGGTGCTGAATATCCAAAGTTTAACGCAGACTTTTTCGGTGAAGGTGACGGAACTATACCTGAAATTGTTATTAGTGAAACAGCAGGTATTGTAAAAACATATGAAGCAGTAACTGAATACTGTGGCTTTAGTTTTATTGAAGCAGGTAAAACTATGGGACTATTTCCATATGGTAAAGAAAACAATAATATTCCTAAATTGTTTACAGAAGATTTAACAAATCCGTTATCAAATAGAAATGTAATTATTCCAACATACCCTAATGGTGCTTATGTTAATAAAAACTTTATTGAAGAAACAAGAGACCGTCAAGGTCAAGAAGAAGATGTTACAAAATTAGATAACAGAAGAGACATGGCGTATGCTGTGCAAACACAAACGCAAAAACAAGTTGCTGACTTAATTAGAAAAGCAGTTAAGATGACTGGTAATAAGAATATTGTTCTTAGTGGTGGTTATGGATTAAACTGTGTTGCAAATTATTGGTACTTAGAAGAACTAAAAGACGAAGGCATTAATTTATATGTTGAGCCTGTTAGTAATGACGCTGGTACGGCAATGGGTGCGGCAATGATTCAGCATAGACTTATTACAAATGACAGCAGTAGACACGAAGCAGTTGATACATTATACAACGGACCACATTATCATTATACTGACGAAGAAATTAGCATTATAGCAGAGAAGCATGAAGCAGAAGTATTTGATACTTCAGATGGATATATTGTTGATTTAATCTCTGATAAGAATATTGTTGCTGTATTCCAAGGTCAAAGTGAGAACGGTCCACGTGCTTTAGGTAACAGAAGTTTCTTATATGATCCAACAGATCCAGATGGTAAGGATCATGTAAACAAAGTAAAACGCAGAGAATATTTCAGACCATTTGCTGGAACTATTCTTGAAGAAGATGTACATGAATGGTTTGACTTACGCGGTATGAAAAGTTCACCTACAATGATGTATGCTGTAAACTGTCAACCAGGCATTGAACAAAAGATTCCTGCTATTATACACGTAGACGGAACTTGTCGTATACAAACGGTGAACGAAAAGCAGAACAAAAACTACTACAATTTAATTAAAGCATTTAAAGAAAAAACAGGTGTTCCTATGGTGTTTAACACAAGTTTTAATTTAGGTGGTGAACCTTTAGTTGAAACATTGGATGATGCTGTACGTACACTTGCTAAATCCGACGTAGAATACCTATATTTGCCCGAATATTCCAAACTTATTACAGTCAAAAATTAAATCTTCTTAAGCGATAAATATACTAAAGAGGACTATTATGTTTGATATTGGTAAATTTTTCGGTAAAGGCTTAAAGAACACAGTACTAATGAAAAACGGTACTAATTTAAGTTATCACGGACCATGGAAGAAAATCACAGAAGATACACTGCTTGACAGATGGCTTGTAGGTGATTTTTGTGCGGCAGAATACACTATTGTTGCTGATCTAAGCACATTTCAAAAAGAGATTGTTAAGTGTTTAGTAGTTGCTGGTCCAAGCACAGCAGAATTAGTTGTATATGGACGTAGCAACTTAGGAAATCAAATTCTTGATGTAACTGCTACAGTTAATGACAGTTACGTAAACATTATTGTTAATGCAAAACCATTAGATGATTCAGCACCAGGACGTGGTGCAAAATGTGTATTCAGTGCAAACTATTATCAAACACAAAACGTATTGGTACCTGCATAATGAGGAGAATATAGTATGGCTGTAAACTACATACCGTTAGAAGCAGAACACGGATTTAAGAGTCCTGGATTTAGTGTTGATGCTGAAGGTAACGTTACACTTAAAAGTCTAACATATTCTGTTGTAGAAGAAGAAATTGTTGAAAATAGATTCTACATGAGACAGTCAGGTGAAGGTAATTCATCTGCATTTATTGAGAATACAACATACAACACAGGTACACAAATTCCAGCGGAAAACCCTTCATTTAGTTTAGTAAGAGGTACAACGTATTCATTTGATTTAGCAAACTTTCCTTTCTTAACTTTTAATATTTTTTATGTTGATCCAACTGCACAATCAGCAACATTAATTAATCTTGTTCCTGTTATATTTTATAGCGATGGTTTAAGTTATGTAGATCCAAACACCAATGAAACACTAACAGAATTACAAGCACAAGGTAAATCCAATGGGGTTGTAACATTTAAGGTTCCAGCACTTGCACCAGAGACATTATATTACGCTACTGGTGACGGTACTATTTACGGAACTATAACTACATCAGATCCAACCATTACAGGTGTGGGTGCATTTAGTAGTTTAAATGTTATCGGTGATGTTACATTTACAGGTCAAGATGCAGAAATTCAGATTGCTCCACAAGGTGCATATGGTAGTGTAATAATTAACCCTGTAGGACAGGGTACAATGAGCAATATGTATGTAAATGCATTGACGTTGACTGCTACAGATACAGTAACATTAAGTCCAGTTGATGATAATGTTACAATTACACCAAGCGGAACAGGAGTATTAACATTAGATACAGGTGGTATAGGATCAATAAATAACATGTCGATAGGACAAACTACTGCAAGAGATGGTTCGTTCTTAGCGTTGAATGCCTCAAATGGGTTAAATAGTACTGTAATAGGAAATGTAACTCCTGCGGACGCAACGTTCACAAAAGCAATAGGACAACAAAGACCGGTGACTGAAAAAGAATTGACAAACAAAGCATACGTAGATAGTACAGCAACAGCGTTGGCTATTGCATTAGGAGTTTAACGTAAATGGCAAAGACTAAAATTAATGATTATATTTTCCATACAGGAATTCCTATTAGTGGAAACTATCACCCGAATGCTTACTACCTAATCCAACAAAACGTTGAGTTTCTAAAAGACGAAACTCGTGCTTGGATTAACGATGCAATTACAAGACAAGTAACAGCAGGTGTTCATACACCAACAAGTGCAACTTACGAACCTACAACAGGTGTAATGACACTTACTATTACAGGTCACCCTTATCAAGTAGGTGACTATATTAAATTTGAAGCAGGTGCAATTACTTTTGATCAACAAGCAATTCCTCATTCAACTACTCCTGACATCATTAAAGTTGATGCTGTTCCAGATGCAAACACAATTACAATTAACGCAGGTACAAGTACAAATCAATTAGCACACGCATTCCAAAGTGCATCAGCAGATGGTACAAAGAGTGTGATGTATGGTTACACAAATGACAGTGATGACAAGTGTGAAAGAGATATGGGTTACAACCTTATTGGTGGTGACACTTATAATCCTGTACAAGATCAACCAGGCGGATTATTACACGATTTAAGATACAACGGTAACGAACAAGCACGTTATCTTGCTTCAACATATTGGGATGGAGCATTACCACAAATTGACGGCGATAGGTTGCCAGAGAAAGCGGCAAAGGCAAAGTGTGTTGATATTATTAACAACTACATTTTAACAAATACTGATTACACAACTAAACAATCACCAGCAGTAACTTATCAATATAAAAATGATGAATACGTTTCTGAATCAACAGCGGCGGCACAGGTAAAAAAAGTACTTGTTGATACTATTGGTACTGTTATTGTTTCAGGTCTTGATGCAATGCCAGACTTTCATAGAGCGGAAATTAGTAGAGCAATTTTTCCAACAAAAGTTACACAAGATAATTTACTACTAATTACTGATACAACTGTTAACCAGGTTCTATTTAATTTTAGTGATCCAGGTAAAGGCGCAGGAGTAAGATATGCATATGAGTCAGTAGAATTTACACCAACATACTTTTACTTTCAAAAGTTTCTTGAAAATACTGATACAATTACACAAGTATTATTTGATACTGATACAACAAACACAGAATTCCTTACAGGTTCAAGAGCATTAATTTTAAACAACAAAGAATTTATTAAAGACGAAGTACGTGCTTGGATTGTAGATAACGTTACTAACGCAACAGCAGGAAGTATATGGGACGGTTATACTTACAATTCACCTAAGTGTGAAAGAGATACAGGATATAACATTGATGCAATGTTAAAAGATTTACGTTACGGTGGTAATGAATATGTAAGAGATACAGCATCAAAATATTGGGTAGGTCCTACACCACAGATTGACGGTACACGTGAGCAAGAAATTGCCGCGAAAAACTTTATGCGAGATTTAATTAACAATTACATCTTACCTAAAACAGTATATCCAACTAAACAAACAGGTACTCCGGAAACTACACAATATTTCTTAGGTGCGGCAAGCGAATTAGGTGCTCAGGATCGTGTTACAGAATTAGCAAAAATACTTACAGATGTAATTACAGGTGGACTTTCAGTTTTACCATCAGAAGAAAAAGTTACTGTATGGTCAGACACAGATACATTACAAATTTTTGTTGATCAAGGTGACTTAAAAGTTAGACCATATGACTTTGGTACTGACGCAATTGAAAGACACAGAGTTGCAAACGCTCTATCAATGCTTGACGCTGACTTTGAGTACGGACTACAGCCTACCAAGTGGCAAGCGATTGGTACAATGCGTGGTTATCCATCAACATACGAAGTACCAGGCACTGATACAGGGGTTGCAGGTGTTACTACTGATGCATCATCAGGCAGTAGCGGAGTTGGTCAATCCTTAATTACTGTAACAACAACTGCACCACATGGATTTGAAGAAGGTAATCCAATTACTATTAGAGGTTTAGCAGGAGAGGTTGCAGGTAACGGTCGTGCTGAAGGTACATTTATTATTAACAGTGTTGTTGATAATACAACTTTTACATATTACGCAAAGGCTAAAGTTGGAATATCAGCAGGTACATCACTTGTAACGTTCTATACAATTTTAAGACAAGCGGCATTTTACACAGGTGCAAGTATTCAGGGTGACACTCCAACATTCGAAGTTACTACACAAGGTTCATCAGGATCATTTACTATGCCATTGGCGGCGGCAACCGGAGCAGACAGAATTACATTTACTGGTGCAGTACCGGCACTTGGTGCTCCACTTGTAGCAGTACCAGGCGGTATACCATTAGGTTCTCAGGTTACTGGTGTAACAGGTACAGGATCAATTATTGATACGCCTGTATTGACATCAGATATAGCACAAGGTTCAACACAAATTACAGTTGAAGATGCTACAGCAGTTGAAGTTGGTGCTGGTCTTGATAGAGGTGATGGTACAGCAACTTTCGTAACAAATGTTGCAGGTAATGATTTAACATTATCAGAAGCAACAACAAGAATTCTTGTTGGTAACACAGTAAACTATGTAGGAGTTACTGGTAATAATGATACTTCAATTGGTAACGGTGCAAGTTTTGATGTTACAAGAACATCTGGTGTATATACAACAGCACTAAACGCCGCTGGTACAGATTATAAAGTTGGTGATAGAATACAAATTGGTGGACAACAACTTGGAGGTGCTGACGGTGCAAACGATTTAACAATTCTTATTGATACTGTTGACACTCTTGGAGAAGTATTAACATTTACAGAATCAGGTGTAGGCTTTGATGGTAATGGTACATTCTTTAATCAAGAAGGTAACTTATCAGGCGGACTTGGTAGTGATGGTAATTTTGATGTTGTATACACTAATAATGCTTATACAGTTTCAATGGCATCACCAGATACATCAACAGGTTATACTGTTGGTGATGTAATTAAAATTAGTGGTTTCGATTTAGGTGGCGCTGATAGTACAAACGATTGTGTTATGACAGTTACTGGTATTGGTGCTGGCGGATCAATTACAAGTGTAAGTGCAACAGGTACAGCAGTTGACGCAGATGTAACTTACAGTAATCCTGCAAACACTTCTACAACAGTTAACGGTGTTGATGCTTCGTTTAACGTACAGAGAATTGGTACAGTTTATTCAATTACTGTTACTAACGCAGGTTCAGGTTACTTGGCGGCAGAGAACTTTACAATACTTGGTTCAGAGTTAGGTGGTACTGACGGTGTAAACAATTTAACAATTACAATTTCATCAGTTGATGTTAACGGTGCTATTACAGGAACAAGTATTTCAGGTACAGCAGTTAATACTAAATCTTATCCAAACGTAATTAACATTCAAAGAGTAGTTGGTAACGGTGTACAATTCCAAATTGGATTAGCAGGTGGTACTTACACAGTTAGTATTGACAGTGCAGGATTTAATTACGGTGTTGATCAAGAGATTGTAATCAACGGAACTAATTTAAGTGGTGCAAGTCCAACAAACGATTTAACAATTACTATTACAAGTGTTGACTCAGGTGGAGGAATTACAGGAGTTTCATTTACTGGTACAGGTGCTACAGGAAGTGGCAGTGTAACAGCAATCCAAGGTAATAATCAAAACAATTCAGGTTCGGGTGCAATCTTTACAGTTACAAGAAGTGGCGGAACATACAGTCTTGTTGTTGCAACTGATGACGGATCAAGTTATGAAGTAGGTAACAGAATTATTATTCCAGGTGATCAACTTGGTGGCGCTACTCCTACAAACGATTTAACATTACGTTGTACACAAGAATCAACAGAAGGTGACTTTGTTGGTATTAATGTTAGTGGTACAGCAGTTTCAGGTGAAACATTAAACACTTACAGTTCTGTTACAATGTCAGAAGAAACAACAGCACCTATTGCAGGCTCAAGTGTTGTTACTTACAGTGCATTAGCAAGTATTAGAATTACATTCCAAACACCACATGGACTTGTTCCAGGTAACTCTTTTGCAGTTACAACAACATCAGGCGATGGTGTAAACAATCATGAACTTGCATCAGGACCATTTAGTGCTACAGCAGTTCCAAGTTTAACACAACTTGAATACCAATGTAGATCACCAGGAAACATTGATACAGGTACTAACAATGATGAACCTATTATTGGTAACGTTTATCCAAGACCAGATTCGTTCTTTATACACAGACCATATGATGGTGGTGTGCAGTTAGGAACAGGTGGACCACAACACGGGTCACAAGCAATTAGACAGAGTAAAAAGTATATTAGATACCAGTCAGGTAAGGGTATTATGTATACAACGGGTGCTTTGTTTGCTCCAAGTTATAACATTCTTAATATTACATCGGCAAGTACTGCTCAAGGTGCAATTATTACAGTAACAACTGACGAAACAGAACACGGATTACAAATTGGTGGTGTGGTTAGAATCATTGGTGTTAAGACTGTAGGCTATAATGGCACATATACAGTTACAGATATCAACGATGAAAATACATTTGAGATTGTTGCACAAGGTGCATTAGGAAGTACAACACCAGAACTTACATCAGAATGTCAAGTATCGGTTAACAAGTTCCACGGTGCAACTGTACGTTCAGGAGCATTTGATGATCAGAACGGTATTTTCTTTGAATATGATGGAACACAATTTAGTGCTGTACAAAGAACTGCAACATTACAGTTAGCAGGTACAGTTAATATTAATGTTGACTCAAACACATGTACAGGTACTAACACAAGATTTAGAGAACAATTAAAAGCAGGTGATAGAATTGTGTTAAAAGGTATGACACACGTTGTATCACAGGTTGTTAACAATACAACAATGTATCTAACACCAGACTTTAGAGGTGTTACTGATGTACAAGCAAGTAAGATTTGTTTAGTTAAAGATAAGAAAACAGAACAGAAAGATTTTAACAGAGATAGAATGGACGGTACTGGTCCAAGTGGATACAACTTAGATATATCAAAAATGCAGATGGTAGGTATACAGTATTCATGGTATGGTGCTGGTTTTATTGACTACATGCTACGTGGTGCTGATGGTAACTTTGTATTCTGTCACAGAATGCGTAACAGTAACGTTAACACAGAAGCATTTATGAGAACAGGTAACATGCCTGTACGTTATGAAATTACAAACGAAGGTCCAAGTGGTAAATTAGCAAGTGATATTACAGATTCACAAACTATTATACCATTACAAGACGCTTCGTTCTTCCCACCCGAAGGTGGTATTGTTTACATTGATGCTGAGATGATACGTTTCACAGGTGTTGATGGTAAAAATTTAACAGGTTGTACAAGAAGTTCACCGATGACAAACTTTGCATCAGGTGCAACAAGAACATACACTGGCGGAGTGGCGGCAACACACGATAGAAACACAGGAGTTGTGTTAGTAAGTAATACAATTAGTCCAAACATATCACACTGGGGATCAGCGTTTATTACAGACGGTGGATTTGACAGTGATAGAGGATACTTATTCAGTTACAAAGCGACAGGTGTTAGTATTAGTACTACAAGATATACATCTTTCTTGATTAGATTGGCACCAAGTGTTAGTAACGCACTTGTTGGTGACTTAGGAGAAAGAGAACTTTTAAACAGAGCACAGTTGCTACTTGAAGGACTTGAGGTTACAACGGATCAACCAGCAGGTTCAGACACAGGTGGTATTGTTATTGAAGGTGTGCTTAATCCACAAAACTATCCATTGAATCCAAATGATATTGGTTGGGCAGGTATTTCAGGTGTTGCACAAGGTGGACAACCAAGTTTCGCACAGATTGCACCAGGTGGTTCTGTTAACTGGTCTTCAGATACACAAGAAACTACAACAGCAGTTACAGTAGAAGACGAACAAACAGCAACATTATTATCAAGTACAATTTATAACAATAGAAGTAATAGAAATTACATCTTTATTGCACGTAGTAATAACGGACCTTCACCAAACATTGACGATGCATTTGATAATCCAAGCGATATTCTTGGTGCACCTATTACAGGTACAAGTATTCCTGCTAACTCTACAGTAACACAGGTATATGCTCCAAGTGGATCACAGTACGGTTATATTAGAATTAGTAATAATACTAATGCAAACATTAACAGAACTGCAACTACATTTACAGTATCCAACCAAGGTGATGCGTTTGTTAACTCTAACTTCTTATACTTAGATAAATCAAGTTTAGATACTGCAGGAGTTACACCAGGTACAGAGGTTGCGGCTTCAGATAGTAACTGGCCATCAGGTACACAGGTAACAAGTATTACAGAAGAACGTTTTGGAGCGTCAGGAACTTATTATTATAAGGTTAACTTCTCACAGTCCGCTAATACAACCATTAATGCCGCTGGCACTGTAACGTTTATATTTAGAAATCCACCATATGCACAACCAGGAGAAACAATCTTCTCATTCATTGCACAACCTGGAGAAAGATCAACGCTGGATCTTGCATTTATTAAAGAACTTACAAATACTACATTGGGTGGTAGGGGTACATTCCCGAATGGACCAGACGTGTTAGCCATTAACGTTTATAAAACGTCGGGTGCGGCAATTACTGGTAACGTTATTCTTAGATGGTCTGAAGCACAAGCCTAAGGCATTGTGGGTGGCGGAGAATTTTTCTTAATTACTTCTTTTTGGCTATCACCAGGTATAATTCTGTAATTATCTTCCACTGAATCAGCAGTACTAACTTCACTAATACTACTATTGTCTTCAAGAGCAATTAACTGGTGTGGTTGTAGTGGTGGATTGTGCCATGTATCCCCAGGATTTAATTCTTTGCTGTATAACACAGCGTCTTTTGTATCAATCCATTTAACTTCGAAGCGTCCTGAGTTAACAAACCATGATTCGTCCTTCTCTTTATGAAAATGCATTGAGAATTTCTTGCCTGCTTTTTCAAATACCATAAGTTTGCCACAATACTTGTCAGTTGTTGCCCATATTAGTTCGTAGCCCCAACCCTTTTCTACTTTACCTTCAAGTCTACTCATTTTTTACTCCATACTTCTTTAAATTTCTTGTAAGCACCTTTAAACTTACTCTGAAATATTAGATTACTTACAAAACTTGCACGATATTTTTCTTCATCTTCATCTTGTACCGTAGTTTCAAGGTTTGCAATCTTTATTGGTACGTACATTGCTAATGGAGTGCCTTTTTCAAGCAAAAATTCGCCTTCTTTTTTGATTAACAGTTGTTGGTTAATCTGATGGCTCCATTCCGTGTGTGTTATACCAGGCATACACGTAAAATATTCGTTAAAATCATAAAACATTGGTAATTGCATCATTGCCCAGCCAGGACTTGTACGCACACGCCAAGGACAATCAGTTTTTGCAACACATACAAAGTCATCTTTGGCATTTTGTGGTGCATGTTCTAAAAATTGCTTGTCAGTGTGCAGGCTCATAGTAAAGTTTTCATTACTTGAGTGCCATGCAAAGTTTTTATTGTCTGCTTTGATGTGAAAGTCGCACCACATAGGTACAACATACGCATTTTTATATAAATCTATGAAACCAGGACAGTTCTTGATAGTGCCTTTGTCTGCAAAGTCCTCAGTCAAGTACTTAGGTGCATGTTTGAACCATTCAGGCATGAATTTTGTTGCATCTTTGATTGGTTCGACTTTAGTAAGTCCAGGAACAACGCTCCACCATTCAACTTTACAATCAGTTTGGTTGGCCATTTACCCATTCTCCTACACTAAAGCACTTATGCTCAATAGTTTCTTTTAATTTGTCATTGTCAGCACACGTATATTTTTGATATTGTGCCTTAATGTTTTCCGGCATTGGTATTTCTTCAATCTTTGCACCATACTTGTTTGCAATAACTTGTGCAACTTGTAAAAATGAAGTAGCAACGCCACTACCAATGTTCCAAATACCACTTTTATCAACATCAAGCATTTTTTCATGCATCACTGCAACATCTTCAACACAAATAAAATCACGTTTAAACTTACCACTACCTTCGAACACTTTTATAACACCAGTTTCTTTGGCTTGTTTAGTAAACTTACTAATTGGGCTCATCATATCGCCTTTGTGTTCTTCTCCGTGACCATAAACATTGAAATATCTAAAGCCTTGTATGTTAACTCTAAACTCATTTAGGTGTTGTGTTACAAATCTATCAACAAGGTACTTTGTCCAAGCATAAGGACTGCGAGGATCTAACTCTAAGTCCTCTCTAAAGTGTGTTAGTTCTCCATACACACTTGCCGAACTTGCATATTGTAAAGAAGTACCCATCATATCACAAATTTCAATCAACTTCATTGTGTACTCATAGTTGTGTTGCATAATCTTTTCAACATCACGTTCAGTTGTACTTGAAATTGCACCCAAATGTATAATTCTATCGTATTGTTGAGCATCTGGAAACTTATTAATTTCCCAAGGGAAGCCTTCCACATCATGTCCTTTTGCTTTTAGGTATGATGCTACATTTGAACCAATAAATCCTTGGTAACCTGTAACTAAAATTCTCATATTTTCATCTTCTCTATAATACTTGTTGTTGATTGATCTTTTACTGTTGGAAAAATTTCTACTTCTGCAAGTTCATGACCTACAACTGTTTCAACAGTGTAATCTCCACCCTTAATAATTAAGTCTGGTTGAAATCTTTCAATACAATTAATGGGAGTATCTTCATCAAATATTACAACTTCGTCAATCCATGGTAAAAGTTCAAGATTCATTTTACGTTGTAATTGATTGTTAATAGGTCTGCCTTCTCCCTTGAGTCTTTTTGTACTTGCATCGCTGTTAATACCTACAATAAGTTTTCTACCTTTTGATCTTGCATGTCTTAACAGTCTAAAATGTCCTTCATGTAGTATATCAAACACGCCATTGGTCCAAACTACTTGTCTTTTTAAATCTTCTGTTTGTATTGCATACACACCTCTGTGTTCTACTGATCTTGCACCAGCATAACAGGCCAACTTACATGCGGCAAACACATCCATACCTCTTTTAATACCATAAGCAATAACGGCAAGTACAGTATCACCAGCACCAGTTACATCTGCAACTTCTCTTACAGGTTCTTTGTAGTGTTGATATTGTA